ATCGAGCTAATTTACTCAATACGAAACAGTATTTAGAAAAGTTGCCAGAGGCCAACGCAAGCACGGCACCCGAAGGCGGGAAGGGCGGTGAGAAGCGTGATTAAAAAAGCACGTCGAGGACGGAAGTTGAAAGAGTCGACAGTAATGTTCGATAAAGCAGGAACGATTCGTGTGGCGCATGATTTGATTCCGCCCAAGTTGCAAGGAAAAAAGATTGCGTTCAGCGTAAGTGTTTTTCCGTCAAGCGCACTAGTGGTTATGAAGCCATTCGAGCAAGGCACATTACCACGTGAGGTCGGTTTCGTACTGCGCGCTTGGTTCCCGTCGAAGACCAGTAAGAGCCCACTCGCTTCTGCTCTGTCGATTCTGACGTCTTTGCAAGTGTCGAGACCCACAAAGCCTGTAGAGCTTGATGCGAGCGTAGAGAAGCTCCGTGACGGGTGGGCTATTCGGTTCAATGCTGACAAGTTGAGGGCTGCTACCACAACACGTAAGCCAGTGGCATAATTTGTAGTACGCCGCTCTTTACAAACAATCAACAGTACGAATCCTCAAGTAGAACGCCAGTACGCATTACTGGCGTTCCTTCTTTTTGTCCACTTTAGTTTTGCTCACTCCTCGGTAGTTTTCTTCTGTACTACTAGACTTGGTGCAGATGTGGAACAAGCTCAAAGTTGTTCATACGAATATCAAAGCAGCCGTTGTGCGGTGGTTCCGTGCGCGCGAAGTTGTAAAGGTAATGCGCGTTGACCACGCCCAACAGTTAGCTGAATGTTATCGTACGAATCCCACCAACGCGGTCCTGCTCAAAGCTCAGCAGAGTCGAGAAATTGCCGCTGTAAAATCCGGTCAGTTTGGAATTATAGACCGCCGGTCGTGGCAGTTTCCGTACATTCCTGAAGCTCTGCATCGTTTGAATCAGCCCATCCTAAAAAATACGCCGTATAACTTGCGGCGTTTCTCCGAAACTCCGATTCCGCGCAAGGCTATAAATCTAATCAAGGACGGTTTGCTTTCGTTGCGTTGGAGGGTTTCGCCAGACGAGGGTCAGGACCAGGAAGATCCAGAGCTTTTGAAAGAGTGTGAAATTGCCACGTACTGTTTGAAGAATCCGAACAATCAGGATTCCTACAGAACGTTTATGGAAGCGGTCGCTGAAGATTTTATCATTGGTGGTTACGGAACTATCGAACCGCAGTTGACTCCGGACTACCGTCGTCCGTTCAAGATGTGGCCCATTGATGGTACAACGATTCGTATTTATGCCGACTGGACCGAGTCGGCTCCAGACCGTCCTCATTACGCACAGTTGACGGGTCTGAAAGGCGAGCGGGGAATTATCGCCTTCATGGACGATGAAATAATCTACGTACGAGACAATGTCCGATCGTCCACGCCTTTTGGTCTGGGTAAACTTGAGGTTTGTTTCAATACCGTGAACGCGTTCTTGGGCGTTCAGGACATGGCGTCCAAAGCCGGCGCCGACCAGATCCACAAAACTTGGTTGTGGTGGAAGGAGTCTGTTCCGCCGGCTCATCTAGACACGGTCCGTCGTCATATACGCGACGAAGTCGAAGGCCAGTCGAAGATGAGCTTGATGTCCAGTCTTCCAGTACCGTCGGTACTGGATGTTCAAGCGGTGACGCCGGAAGACTTGCTGCTCGAGTGGCAAGAGTTTTTGATTCGAATTATTGCCGCGGGCTTCGGGTTGTCGGCAATGGCGTTAGGGCTTGAGCGCGACGTAAATCGAAACACAGCTGAAGTGATGTCGGTTGCCGATTTCAACGCCACTGTTGTCCCAGTCGCCAGGCGATTTGAAGAAGCTATCACGCGATTTGTTCTGCATCGTTTCATGGGTTGGAAAAAGTTGCGGTTTGAGTATATGGGTCTGGAAGATCCAGATGCCATGACTCAGATGCAGATCATGACCATGAAGTACAGAGCCAATGCCACGACACCGGATGAAATACGAGAAGCGTTTGGAGACGCTCCGTTGCCGGGTGGTTGGGGTAAACTGACCATGGCTCAACAGCAGCTTTTGATTGCATCGGTTGCGGGAGGTAAGAGCGGCAGTATGGGTGGGATGGCTGTAGGTGGCAGCAGCGGGGGCATGGGTGGCGGAATGGGTGGCGGCGGTAGTATTAGTTCGGCTGCCAGCAAGATGCTGCCACCGTCTGATGACGACCAGCAGAACGAGCAAGATGCGCAGCAGCAATCAGGAATAAATCTGGACCAGAGTCCGTTCAGTGCCGATGAAGTAGCACAAATGTCTCCTGATGATATTATGTTGTATCAGCAAGCCGGTCTGTTGCCGGGTAACAACGGCGATTTGATGGACCAGATGAACCAGCAGTCTCCGGGTATTTTGGAGACCTTGTCTGATCAGTTGGTTGACTTCTTTACCAAGATGGACGAGCAGACGGAAGAAGACCAAACCAAGCCGGCAAAGATTACGAAGGCGGACCAAACCAATCAGGTGAAAATGTTCAGGGAACGCCAGCATAGAAATACGCAGGTTGAGCAGGACGCAAGAAGAATCGAGCTGCAAAGAAAGCAACTGCTGACGCGTAACCCGTTTCGAGGTACCACAACGATCAGCAACCGTCGTCCTCTGAGCCCAAGGAGTGGTGGAGACGACGAAAGGTTCCGGGGCAGATAAATGCCAAGAGTAGAAACATTACTGACGAGCACGCCGCAAGCGTTATCTTTTTCTGACATAACGTTTGACGCGTCCATCGACCGAGACCATCCTAACAAGCTGCCGTTCACCGGCACTCTGCTGTTGCTTGACGAGCCGTCGCAGCAGCCGCCCCATGGTGCAGAGGGTCATACGATTTTGGTTCCCAGAGAAGCCGCCGAGAAGGCTTTGCCTTCTGTCGTCGGAATGGGAATAAACTACAAGCCGAACTTGGAGGAACACGACCCAAAAAAGAAAATTGGTGTCATTTCTAAGGCGTGGATTGATGGGAATGCAGTAAAGGTCAAAGGAATTATCTGGCCGAAGGACTTTCCAGAAGCGGTTGCGAGGCTGCACGCCAACCGTGGGGATTTGGGAATGTCGATGGAGCTTGGTAACGTATACGTAGAAGATCAGGATGCCGATGTGTGGACGTTGGAGAAATTCCACTTTACAGGGGCAACGGTGTTGAAGAAAGAAAGCGCGGCGTACCAGCACACTTCACTGGCGGCGAGCGCTGTACGTAAAGCAACCTTAGCGGCAGCAGCGGCTGCTATGGGAGCACTTAAAGGAGGAAAGGGACCTATGGCAAATGGTAAGCATAAAGCCAAGGACCAGAATCAGGTTCTCGCCGCCGCAATTGCCGCTGGTGTTGAAACAGCGTTCAACAAAGGCGTGATTCCGAAACTGACCAAGGCCTTGGAGGATGTAGGCAAGACCAACGGCGCTATTTTGACGATGATGAAAGCCGCTGGAGATCAGAACAAGGTCATTCTTGCGACCTTGACCAAGAAGGAATCAGCTGAAGACGCCGATGATGGAACTGTCGACCTCGACGTCGAAGCCATTCTTGCCGCCACTCACGGTGACGCAACCGATCCGACTGCTTCGAGTTCCAGCTCCAGTTCGAGCTCGAGAATGGCCGGCGGAGCGGACGCCAGTTCGTCTGCTTCGATGTCGAGCGCGGCCGCCAATTCGTCAACCGATGACGCAACAACAGACCAAACCGACCCAAGCGCTTCTGCATCAGACCAGCGCGCAGCGGCCGACCCGACGGCTGTTGACGGAAACGATCCAACCGTTCCTGACAACAGGATTGTCAACAAGAAAGCATCTGAACACGCCCACAAGCAGGCGAAGAGTGGTGCGGCGGGGCAGTTGACTCCGGGCGGCGGTAACGGTGGCGTTTCCGCGTCCAAGGACAAGAAGGGAGTAATACAAGTGGCTGCTGCGACCGCAAAGCTGGTGAACGACCTCCGTGCACAAAATGAGGAATTGCGCGGCGTGGTTGGCAAGCAAAACAATCGAATCCGGAAAATGGAAGCTCAGCTCGATCGGTTCTCCGAGCGAATTGAGCGCCGTTCGTTGTCTCCGGAAGTTTTGAACCTGCTTGAAAAGACCGGGCACGACCCCCGCGAACTGATGGCCGGCAGCGCCAAGCTGTCTGTGGGACAGGTGGATGAGATGTTTGAGAAGTCTGGTCTGCATCTCGACCCGACGACTCGTATGGCCTTGAAAAATCAGCTGGTGCAAGCCGGCGTGATGGACCAAGGAATTGTCAACCGCCAGCGCTTGATGTAAAGCGCCGGGAAAAATCACACACAGGAGGAATGTCGATTTATGGGAGCAAATTCAGTCAGATTCGCCCAACCAATCGAGATTTCTGCTGCGGCTGACTTCTTGGCGCCAGGCGCTATTGAAGTAAACCGCTATCAAGCAGAAATTTTCGATTTGGTCCGGCGTCGTTTCGTCCTCGGACAGAGGATAAATCAGACGCCAGCAACCGGTCAGCCGTCGCGGTACTTCGAGCAGCTGTTGATTCCCATTGCTCAGACGACCGACCCCCGCGTAATCACCGTCACCGCCTCGCAGCCGAAGCGCGTGGAACGGCCCATCACGTTGAAAGCGATAGTTGCGCAAATCAACTATTCGATTTTCGACGTGGAAGTGAACCAGCAACAGGGACAGTTCGCCTATCTTGAAGCCAAGGACTTGACCGACGCAGTCGACTCGAGCCTGAAGCTTCATGACACGATGTTGTGGAACGGTTCAGATACCGACTTGGTCGTTCCAACGACCACGCAGTATTTTGGTATCTCCGGTCAAATCGTGGGCGCGCCGACCGTCGGTGCCTTTGCCCCGACCTTCCCGATTACCGCCAGCGGTTCACTCGTTGATGGCCACAAGACAGCGGTAGCGCAGATGGTCAGCAGGCAGGACTTTGAAGTCCGGCCTTCGGGCATCTACATGTCACCGTTGTTTGCCGATCTGTTCGACCAAGAAGCAAAATCGGTGCAGTTGTATTTCAACGAAGTCGAAGTCATTCCGGGTGTCATCGTCAAGGCGCTTCCGACGCAAGCCGGTCTGTTGCCGCTTATTCCTGACCCTGGTTTGCAGCCGACTCCGTTCCCGCCGGTTGCCGGGTCGACGCAGTATTCCAGCTTCGTTGTGATGGAGGAGTTCATCGAGTACCATTGGTTGACCTCTCCGTTGCCGCGTGTGTTCCAACTTGGCCTCGTCGGAAACCTTGCGGGGCAATTTGTGATTCTCAAATTCGGGGCCGTAGTCGCAAAGGGTCCAGGCTATGCCCATCGCGTGGTGTTGACAACCCGTTAGTCGTAGTTGATGCACCTTGCATTGGTCGGGGCATTTGTATAATATACAGATGCCCCGATGAGGTGCCGTAAACATGGCTTGGACAAGAAAAAGTAGAAAAGCTGCATCGAGACGAACAACAAAACAGAACAAGCGTCAGTGGTCCGACCAGAAGTTCAAAAAGAAGATGTGCAAGATTCGCAAAAAGCAAGCTACACGACCGGGTGCATCAGAGGCTTACTCCGAGCGCATGACTATTGTTTGGAAAAATTCGAAGTACCGCGCCAGACAGACACGTTCTAGGAGTAGGTCGGTTGCTTATCAAAACCGTGGCGAGAAAATTTCTAAAACGCTTTCCGGGCGCGTGGGTTGGTCGCGGGGTCTCACAAAAGAAACAGACATTCGAATGCAGAGTATTTCCGACGGGTTGCGTGGTCGCGTTCCGAACTATAAAAAGTACGGAACGTACTACGAAGGGAAGCACGGAAAGATTTGGATGCGGTCGCATTGGGAAGTTGCCTTTGCAGAGTGGTGTGACAAGAAAGGGTTCGACTGGTTGTACGAACCTATTCATTTCCGGGTAGGAAAAGGTCCGTGGGCTGGTGAGACCTACACTCCAGACTTTTTCTTGCCACAGCAGGACATGTGGGTTGAAGTAAAAGGACGGTTGAACGAGAGCAACGAGCAGAAGCTATTCTCTTTTCTGAAACAGCATAGTCACGTGCCGTGGATTATGTTGAAGAGGAGAGACTTGCAAATGCTTGGTGTTCTAGACAAGGCAGCCTAGTGTGGCTCAGCAAGATTTCCAGCCGAGATTCATTTCTCAGCAAGAGCTTGCCGCCTTTGGTCTGCCGGATGCGACAGTGCAGCCAGACATTATCACTCTCGTCGAACGAGCGTCGACGCTAATCGATGAGGCTTGCGGTAGACAAGACGTAGACGGAAACGGTTCTCTCGTCTATACGACGTACACAGAACGGGTATTGCTGCCACAAGGGCGGAACATGACTAGGTTGTCATTCCGCCCTTTGGTCGCAGTACCACTATCGGTTCAGCAACAGTTAGTTGCTTCTGCCAATCAAATGGACGCAAGTGGTAATCCGATAGCGAATAATTTCTACACTGGGTTTCAGCCGAACACGCAGAATGCTCCGGTAGCGTCGGCCAATTTGACGCCGTTAATTTCCTGTAGTGGTCGGTACGGTTACGGAAGAAGGGGTCAACAGCAGGTTTATCCGGATTTGAACTATGCCGCAAACGTTTTACAAATTGCCAGTTTCTTCGGAGGTCCTCCGACGTTCACTCCAGTCGACATTACGCAAGTCGACTACGATCCGAGAACAGGTGAGATTTGGGTTCCCGCTGGATTGTATCTCTCGCAGTACACAGAACTCGTTGTCGCGTACAACGTGGGATTTCACCCGTTGCACATGCCGAGGGGAATCAAGCACGCTTGCGCCTCTCTGGTTCGAAACTTACTTGTCAGAGGAGGAGGAGCAACAGGGTTGACCGGTTTTGGGGCAGGAAAGATACGAGCGGACTTTACTCCCGCACTAATTGATGTAACGATAGAACAAATGCTTATGCCTTATTACACGGTTCGGGCGCTTTAGATGTCGTCGAATTTCAATTTCGGGTTGCGTTCGTTGTATGACACGCAGTTGCGGTTCTTTCAGCCAGGACTGCCTTGCTACCTGCGAATTGATAATCTGTCGCCGGACGTAAGAGGAACCGTCGGTTCAGTTGCTGCTCTGGGGTTTCAGCCCACTGTTTCGGGTAACTTGTCGGGAGTAACGGATATTTTGATTGATCCGCCGCCAGAAGTAAAAGAAGTTCCGTGGCGGAACATTGGTTTGAATTTGGCACGGTTGAGATTCGGTGCGAGAATTTTTACTATCTCGCATACGTTCGTCGCAAATCGCCAAGCACTGTTGGCGTTTACGGACCCAGAGCAAGTGTTCCGAGACGCTTCTGTTCAAGGGATTTTGTACTCGGGGCGTATTTACAACATGGAGTCCGTAACGCATGAAGATCTAGCAGGGCAGCCGATTATTTGGACTATCATCGGCAACGCAATTGAGGTTCAGAGTCAGCAGCCTTTGTCAACGTAAAGGAGAACATCGATGGCCCCAGACTTTTCTGTAAACGATCAAGTGATTGTCAAGCGTGTTATGCGCAATGGAACGCTGATTAGGATTGGTTCCATCATTCGTCTGAGCGCCAGTTCGGAAACAGCCTTGGTACATTTTCCTGTCGACCACTGTCAGGCGTCGGTTCCGTTTTCACAAATGGAAAAAACGTCTGAACGGTTTTCGGGTCGAGCACGGGTGCAGGTGAACCCTGTCTACCGTGGTATTGGAGTGTTGTCTCGGTAACAAGTCTTTTCAAAATTTCACTTTGGAGGAAACAAAATGGCAGCTTCGACTACAATCATTACCGATTTGACCACGGCGGATACGACCGGACCGAGCGCAACAACGCTCGCAAATTCGAACTCTGCCGCTGGCCCAATCATGGACGTCAGGGGCAATATCAACTTGGCACTGCTCAAGGCCAAGGAACTGAAAGAGCTTTTGAACAACATGCTTGGCGCTGGCGCCCATCCGACGAGTATTATCGACGGCAGCGACCCAATCAAAACGAATCTGAACAACGTTCTCTTGTCACTAGTCTAGGTAACGTGGCCCGATGTTTACGATTGGTTTGCCATCTTTGGCTGCTTCTGACTTGGTAAACGATACCGAGATTCAGAGGTTTGCCAGAGAGGTAGAGAAAATCGGAGAAGTTCGGGCTGGTGTTGCTTCTGAGGGCCCTGCCGCCGCGTACGCTCTAATTTGGGAGTGGGGTAACGTTCGGCAAACAAAAAAGGGACCAAAGACGGTGATGGGGGTGAATCCAGATGGATCACGTGTTTGGTTGTCGATACAAGCGCCGGAAGGGTACATCAGAATAAACACGCCACAGTTCTTGGACGCTTTGGACAAAGCTTTGGCTAGTGTATCCTTCCGGACGTTGACAGCCAGCGCCGTTCGCAAAGAAATAGAAAAGGCCAACGGTACTGCAGCAAAGAAGATCGTGTTGATTTTGCAGCACAGTGCTCCTGAGGATTCGGGGGACTTGCGAGAGTCGTTCGTAGTCCTAGGAGCTGACGACCCAGATTTGAATTCCAACGAAGACGATTTGGATTTGTCGTCGTCCGAGTTTGGAGGTATCTATCAGGTCGGGGACTTGAGTAGTTCGGATATGTTCTCGTAAAGGACAAGAACGATGGAATCAGAAAGAGAAAAGCCAGCAGCTCCTGCGAATTTTGCTTTGCCGACTCCGGTAGCTATCCCGCAGAAAGACGGAAGTGGGCAAGCAAGGAGTCGTAAAGTTTTCACGAATCAGAAGTACTACGATGAGGATTTCTCTGAGCGTGATTTGACTCATGCAGATTTTCGGGGAACAACGTTGTTCAACTGCAAGTTCGATGGTTCTGATTTAGGGTACGCCAATTTTGAAGGCGCAAATTGCTATAGGTCTTCTTTCAAGCGTGCGCGTCTGTACTATACGAACTTTCGTAACGCCGTACTGGCTGAAACAGTCATGGAGCCAAGAGATTTTTTCGCGGTTGCCATTACGTTGACCTGCGATACTTTCGATAAAATGGCGTTGAGCCACCAGTGGAAATTAGCTTGGTTGTACCAATTGCTATTGACCAAGCCGGACTCGTTGAACGAAAAAGTCGAAAAATTGTTGATAGAGGAGATCGGCGAAGAACGCTTTAAGTCACTCCAGCGTGTTTTTAGGGACCGCCAGATTTAGGGTCCGGGAGGGGTTAGAAAATTCTCTCGGCCATCGATTCTTATTTTGAGTACTGCACCGGTCGGCTGGCGACGATCAATCCAAGTCGCCAGATGGTTGCCGTAATGGACGCGATGGACTGGCCAGCTAAGCCGGTGTCCTTCGAAAACTTCTATCTGCTGACGTTGGGTCAGCGGCCGTTGGGAAAAGAGTTTTGGTCTGGGACAGTTCCGGTATTGGCCCATACCTTGCAGTGGACTTGGATGATATCCGGGACGGACTTACGAACGGGTAAAGTAGGACGGAGTCGGGGCGACCGATACAGAACAAACATGACGATGCGGGAGGAGTTACTTGGAGCGTCTTGGCCTTGGTTTACAGAGAAGTTAAGTTGGGCTGTACAAGGCTCTTCACCGTCAGGACTTGTTTTGCAGTCACAGTCGCTAAACCCGAGAGAATTCATGTGGTGGACTGAGCTGACGTTTATGAACCGTATCGATAGGGAGAGCGGTATTTTGTACGGTACCGCAACGCTTTATTTGACGGACATGGACGCAGCTATTACTTCTTAGAAGTTCGGTGGGTGCGACTGTGGTTGGTGGCATACTCTATTCTGCGTTGTTTGCCTTCCAGAACCCGCGTTTTAGCCCCTTGCTTACCCAAACCACCTGTAATACGGTAGAGTGTGGGAAATCAACTGCTAGTGCGTCGCCGACCCCTCTGAGAAGTGGGTTTAGTGGGGCTAAACAGCCCTAGAGACTGCGTTTTGGAGGAATCACAGATATATGGCTCTATCTAAAGCGTTGGTGCAGACATTCCGCAAAAACACACTGCTCGTTGGAGCAGGGTGGCGCGCTTTCTTCTCTCCGTTCAACTTGGGGCAAAGCGCAGCGGCCAACAATACGTCCATCGGTCCAAAGATTTTGGACCTACAGAACGGTGGACCTTTCAATACAAACGCACCGCCTTCCGGTTGGTTCGATCTGGGATGGATCAAGGATTTCAAGATCACTCCGCAGTCGAAAATCGGCCAGGTCCGTTCCGGCTATCGTGGAGCGGTTCGTGCACAGTACCGCGGTCAGGTTGGGGAGCAGTTCGAATTCGCTTTTCGTGAAGCGACGAGACTTGCTTTCAAAATCGCCGTGGGAACAACGCCGTTCAATTTGACTAAGACACCAGCGCCGTCAACAGCAGGTCCGCTGTCGGGTTCCGGTGCACAGGCTGTTCCTCTGGGAGCGTCTGGGTACCAAGCTGCCGGAGCCGGTGCCACAGCCGGTTCGCCAACCGTATTCGTTCCTGCCGGTTCAGGAGCATTGTTCACCGCAGGTGCCTACATTGTGGTGGACCAAGACTATACGAACCAGACGGGTATCGTCAATGACGCCGGTCAGCCAGTTTCCGCCGGTCAGGTAACTGACATTGACTTCATTCGGAAGACGTCCGACTACGTAGCCCGCGTAACCAGCATTGCTGCCGGTGCTGTTGCGGGTCAGGACGGTTTGGTTTTGAACAACGTGTTTGTCGGCGGCGGTTCGTCCCAGCCAGGTGTTGCTGCCAATACGGGGCCGACGGCGGGAGCGAAAGTTCAGCAGGTAGTCGGTTGGGCCGTGAGAGAAGGTGCGACATTCATTACTGAATGGTCTGCACTGTTTATCATGGACACAATCGACGCCGCTCAAATCGCCATTTATTATCCACACGTGTCGATTTCGCAGTTTAAGGACGTCGCTGCGTGGGCGATTGAGAACATCGGTACCACAGACGAAACTGGATACCAGTTGGATTGTGCGATGGAAGCTCTTGCCTTTGACGACCCAGAAGATGGTGAGACGGTCGTCGGATACAAAGCTTTTTATCCCAGGCCTTCACAAGACATACAAATATAAAGTTAATAAACATTTGTATGTCGTTTCGTTATTTAAGAAAACCACTAGAGAGATTGTATTCTGGTTTGGTTTCGGGTATAATCTCTCTAGAGGTAATTTTGGATGCCGGTTAAAGGCGGTACGCACACTACAAGTGTTCGTTTGCTGCTTTCAAAGCAGAAGTTAGGTAGTAAAAATCCTACGAAGCGTTTAGATGTTCGGCAAACGTTAAGTAGCGCAGCAAAAGACCGATGGAATAACACAAGTAAGAAGAAACGATTAGCTGAGGGTCAGCGCTTAGTCTCAGCGGCAAAAAAGTTTTATGCTACTAGAGAGGGCAAGAAACAAAAGCTACAACAAAGTAAAAAGCTTAGAGGCGAGAACAATCCGGCGAAACGTTTGGAGGTTCGTGAGAAAATTAGTAGAGGAAGGCGGCGGGCTTGGCGTAACAAGGAGGTAAGGAAACGTACTATCGCCGCGATGCAAAAGAGTTGGGACGAAAACTACGATGAGCGTGTAAAAGTAAATCGTAGCCCAAAAACAAGGGCAAAGATTTCCAAGACCATGAAAGGGCGTGACCCGGTAGGTCGCCCAAGAGGACCGAGAACAGTTTGGTACCGTGGAAACTGTGGTCGAATCGCCATGCGTTCTGAACCAGAGGTTGTGTACGCCAAGATTTTGGACAAGAAAGGAATCAAGTGGTTGTACGAACCAAACACTTTCTGCGTGGTAGTGGACGGCGTACTGAGAACGTGGACACCGGATTTTTATCTTTCACAAGAGCGGAGGTTCGTTGAGATAAAAGGATGGCTGCAGCCAGACCAAAAGAAAAAGATTTTGAAGGTGATTGAGCATTATAACGCCACTGATTTTGAATTGAAGGTTGTCAAAGACGTTCGGTATTTGAAACAAGAGTTAGTAGCAGCGTAGTACGCGTTGTTGTTGTGGTTTTTGTTCTTGTGGGACAAGGTGTAGTTTATGCCTTGTCCTACTTGTGTTTTCAAAAAACCAGACTGAGGAGAGACACAATGTCGTCAACAGCATCAGTTGTAGTACCGCAGCAGGAGATGGGTCCGTCACCGCTCCAAGAGTTGGTGAAGGACTATCCGGCGGACCTAGTACAAAAAGTTCACAACATTCTCGAAGCAGAAAATAAAAAACAGATGGATGATCTTTCCGTTGCCGTGCGGGAAGAGAATAAAAAGGCCATCGACGCGGCCATGGAAGAGATTCAGAAGAAGTTGAAGCCGCCGACTCAAGAAGAAATCCAAAAGCTCCTGAATCAAGAGTTGATGGAGTTTACGGTGACGGTTGGTGGAACAGAGAAGCGGAAGTTTACAATCGTCGAGTTGCCACAGGCGGTTGAGAAGAAGATGGTCCGGGTCATAAGAGACCGTTTGGTCCCCATCGCCACGGAAATTTCTGCATTGACCATGAATCTGCTGCAAGGAGACGCGGCAGACAAGCTGGTCAAGTTGATGAGCACGTTTGAGCCGGCGTTGGGCGTAATGACCGACCTGTGCGTCATTGTTCTGAATCCGTACGGTGACGACAAAGAGGTAACGCTGGAGTGGGTCGAGAAGAATTTGACTTCCCAGCGGATTTTGTCGATCGTGGTAGCTCAGTTCGAGTGTAACCGGATGCGGGATTTTTTCTCGCAGCTCTCCCTCACCATAAACTCAATGACGTAAGTAAGTCGGAGTACCCGGGTGTGGCTGGACGGGCTTCGCAAATTGAAGCATTCAAGATGTCAACGCGGGAGATTGAGGCCAAGTTCACAAAGTCGGAAATCGTATTCTTGTCTTGGTCTTCCCGTGAGACGTCGTTCAATTTGGAGAAGCGGTTTAAGCCTCTACCCGAGTCGACCGGGGGAGAGCGTGAGACGCGTAACTACGGTGGCGTTGAAGTGCCACGAGATTTGCCTGAACGTTTTTACGACCCAAAGACGGGAGAGATAGACTTGAGCAGGGTAACGGGAAGCGACGCCTATAAGTACTTTCAGAAAATAGGCATCCGTTTGCCAATTTTTCCTGTGGACGGTCCGAGAAAAGATGCCAAAGAAACCAAAAGCTGAGCAAGAAAAGTTAACTAACGCCAGAGCTAGGTTTCTTGAAAGACCTATTGTATGCGCCTGTGGTTGCAAGGAAACCATAGTCGTAACTCGTTGGATGTGCTTTCCTTCGGGTTCTATTCCCAAGTACAAGCGTGGGCACCATTTTAGAGGCGCAAAGAGGCCCTATATGGTGAGGCGTAATAAAAGTAAGAAGCAACGTTTGGCTGTTGCTGCGTCGTGGCGGAATAAAAGAATACGTACCTCGAGAATAGATAAAACGAGTGAGTCATTGATGGGTCGTTCGAGGAGTTTAGAATCGAATAGAAAGCAGAGTCGTACGATGTCTTCTTTGTACGCAAAAGGAATTATAAAATGGAGTTGGAAAACCCACCAGTACTCGTATCGCTTAGTGAAAATGCGCTCTGATTGGGAAGTAAAGTTCGCCACGTGGTGTGATTTGCACAAAATTAGTTGGCTGTACGAAAAGAAAAGATTTGTGTTGAAAAAGAATAGAACGTACACGCCAGATTTTTACTTGCCTAGTTTGGATTTGTACGTTGAGGTGAAAGGGTTTTTGACTTCTTACTCTCTAAAAAAGTTGCAAGAATTTGGTAGGTTGTATCCAGACATAACGTTGGTTTTGGCTACCGGAAACGTTTTGAAGGCCATCGGTGCTATGAGGGTCGCCTAAGTATGCCAGCTACGTCATCTGAAGTGAAACAAGTTCTTATAAAATGGAATATAGATGTGTCCGACTGGAAAAAGGCTCTGTCGGATATCACGCGTCAGATTGGCGAGGTGCGTAAGTCTGACGCCGCCGCCCGTAGCGATGACAAGACTTATCTTGATTATAGGTTGAAGCAGATTCGATTGTCGATTGGCGACATTCGGTCTGAAGTTCAAGAGCGGGTAAAAGCCACTCGGCAGGTTTTGAACCAGGTACAGCAGCAAAAACTGCTAACCGCACAAGCCACCGCAACAAAAGCACAGCATCAGGCGTCGACCGCCGCATTGAATAAGCAAAAAGCTGAACAGCAGCAGGTAACTGCTGCCGCAGCAGCGACTGCAGCTCAGCAGAGAACTATTACTGCCCAGATTCAGGCGCAGACTGCCGCGTTGCGTTTGCAAGCTCTACAGCAGCGACTTGCTGGAGGTGGCGGCGTGGGTGGTGGTCGCGCGGGTGGTGGCGGCGGTGGGGCGGGAGGTAGTGGGTTCCTTGGTGGGTTGCTAGGTGGATTCTCGAGTAGGCTCGCCGGTACAATCGGATTTTCCATTCTTTCTGCCGAGGGTCTGGGCCGCGTATTCGAGCAGCTGTACGAAAAAGTAAAACGGTTCATCGAGGACAGTGGTCCTCTTGAGCAGTTGCGGATGCAGTTTGAAAAGCTCGGCGCTGTCAAAGGCATCGACACAGTAAAGTTTCTTGAAGGCCTACGCTCCGCGACCCACAATCTTGTAAACGACCAAGAGCTGTTCAGGACTGCAAATCGTTTCATGCAGTCGGGAATCAAGGCGTCTGAAGACCAAATTGTTGCTTTGACGCGTGCGACAGTTGGATTGGCTAGAGCGCAGGGGCAAGATGCTACGAGAGCCATAGACGCTCTAAACAGGGGGTTGACGACAGGTAATTTTAGAACATTGGGGTATCTAATCGGTATAAGTAGGGTTGAACTACAAGTTCGTGGATTGTCTTCCACGATGTCTGACCATGCAAGAATTCAAGCTCAGTATGAGAATGGTCTTAGAGTTATAACACAACGGTACAAAGAGGTCGGTGAACCAGCTCTGACGTTCACCGAGCATTTGAAGCAGCTCGAAACGATTACAACACGCTTGTTCGAGAGCTTTGCAAAAGGTGCCGTGAGTTCCAGCGGTATGCAGTACCTGTTGCAGACTCTCGACGACTACACTAAGAAGCTAGCCGGAAAAGAAGGTGGTGTAGAGACACTCGGGCAAAAATTCGGCTCTGTGTTCTTTGTAATTGCTGAGGGTGCGAAAGCCATCAGAAGTATTATTGGAGACGCTGGTGACCTGTTAAAAACGTTGATAGAGGCGTTTGCTCCGAAGACTATAAATGACGATTTCATTACGCGCTTGACGACGTTTTCGGGTTTGATGAAAACCGCCGCCGGTGCAGCCATTCTCGTAAAGAACGCCTTTACAGAGCTAGAGTTGCGGACAAAGTTCTCGTTAGCTGAGGAAGGGAAGCAGTGGTCCCAGTTTGGCAATTTCTTAAAGAACGATTTGATAAAAGGTCCGTTTGCCGGATTGAAAGGTGCTCAACCGCACGGAGTATCGGACCTACATGCAGAGTTTCTCCGGCGTTTGCAAGAATTAAAAGATAAGGAAGTAAGTGAATTAGAAGCATTGGAAGCGGGCTTTGCAAAAAAGCCTACTAGTGCTGGAGACTTGTTTGGCAAAGGTGGCTCGGGTGGCACTGGTGATAACGACCCGAATGTAATCCTTGAACGTCGTCTAGCTCAGCTGCGAATGCAGCTTGCCAGAGACACAGCCAAGACCGTACTAGATGTAGAAAAGCAGCTGTTGCAGGACGAGAAGGACGCCAATGAGGAGGCGTACCAAGAAGGTACGACGTCATTCGCTGATTACATAGCTAGAAAAAGAGAGATACGCGAAAAGGAGCTTTACAATACTCTAAGGGAGATTAAGGCTGAGCGCGACGCTGAGGCTGTCGGATTTGCTTCCAAGTTGAAAACTGGCCAGATACAGCCATCAGAATACGCGTTAATGATAAAGGACCTGAACGAGAAGACCGCGGCTAAGGTAGCTGTTGCCGGAACTGGTGAAGAAAAAGACCAAGCTGCGTTGCAGCGTAAGGTTGAAAAAGATGTTCGAGATGCCGCCGACGTACGCTCAAGAGTTGAGCTTGAAGAACAGCAAAAGACTTTGCAGGAAGCAGAAAAGATACTTGATCGCCAGCTGAAAAACGCTGAAGTGACTGTGCTGGAGTACTCCCAGAGAAAGAAAGATATTTGGGCCGAGGAGTTGCGAGTATTCAACGCCATCGAAGAGTTCAAAGTAAAGGGCGTAGGGCAGTCTCTCAAGCAGCAGGAAGAACTTGCTAGGAAAAAAGCAGCGCAAGCTGTTGTGACGCGTGTCAAAGGCGAAGAGCTTGACCAGCAAACGCCGCAGTTGGAGATTGAACGTTCTCAGGCTCTGTTCGACAAGCAGTTGAAAATTTTAGAAGCCCAGAAAACCGTTGCTCAGTTGGTAGGTGGAAAAACGAAAGGAGGTACGGCGGCACCGATACAAGACCTGATTGGTCTGTATCAGAAGTACATTGACGAGCAAGCCGCGTTGCTGCAAACAGTACCGGTGGGTAGTAAAGAGTTCTTGTCTTTGGCTGACAACATCGCTAAGTCCACTGCTGAAATAATAAAGTTGAAAGAAGCGATGCCGAGTCTAGCCGGGTCGCTTTCGGGGTTCTTGTCCTCCGTGGGTGCGGCGTTTGGTTCTTTTGGAGCACCAAAGTCTGTAACGCACTACAATCCAGTTACGAAAACGTTCGGGCAAACAACGACGCCTGTAATCACTCAGTTGCAGGAAGGGTTGACTGCGACTGGAGCCTATGAGGCGAATCAAGCTAAGTACGTTTCGTACTCGCGTGGAGCGGGGATAAGTGATAGTCCTCTTACAGCATTGGGTAGTACGTTCAAGAGTTTGGTGACCAGCGGTAAGCAAATGGGGGACACTTTTGGAAAGTTTACCGAAGCTTTGACTGCGTCGATTTCTCAGATAGGTACGTTTGTGCAGGCGTTACAAGGGCAGGGAGGGCCGGTACAGGCCGGGTTAACTGGATTGGCTAGTGGCGCTGATCTTGGAAAATCTTTAGGCGGAATAATGAGTCAGGCCGGTACAGCGATGGGCGGTGCGTTTGGTTCTGTATTGAGTGCTGCCGGTCCGTGGGGAGCTGCTGCGGGTGCTGCGATTGGTTTGATAAGCGGCGTCTTCGGGGGCAAGGCTAGAAAAGCAGCAGAGAAAATCGCCAAACAGATTTCTGACGAGATAAACAAATCGTTGAAGGATTTCGCGCTGCAGAACACAACGCTGCAGCAGACGATTGCTGCTTTGCAGTCCGAACGTCAGCAAGCCATCAGTCAGTTGTCAGGTAAGAAGGGCGGTCGTGACCAGCTCGATAAAATCTTGCCACAGTTGGACCAGCAGATTACCCAGCTGCAAGAGCAACAGAAGCAGTTGTTCATTCAGATGGATAAGAATTTGCAGATTATCGGCTCACCGACGCCGTGGCAGCCATTGCTGCAAAATATCCAAAGTATCATCGACACGTACAGGCAGTATGTAAACGCTGGAGGGGACGTAAACAAAGCCAACGCATTCCTGAAAGACAGTTTCGCCAATTTGCAAGTGACCAACATGGCGACGTTGAATCAGGATATGCAAGACGCCATCAATAACGCTTTGCAGTACAACGATTTGTTGTTGCAGCGTCAGCAGTATCTTGCCCAGACCGACCAGCAGATTCAGGACATCATAGCTGCCGGTGCGCCGACGCGTATGAGAACAACGGCGCAAACCAAGATGGCTCAGATTGAGCAAATTGAGTTGCAGAGAAACCAGCAGCTCCAGCAGATGAATGAGCAGATAACTGTTGCCGGTTACAGGCTAGATGCCGAGAAACATATTTTCAATTTGGCAACCGACCGCATAGGTTTGGAAACGCAGCTCGCCCAGTTGCAGATGCAGACTATCAATCAAGACGTTGCGCGAATCGCTGCTTTGAAAGATTTGGTTACTTCTATGGGTGGTGGGTCGTCGTCGCTGATTGCTGCGATTATCGCGGCAATTGCTGCCAATCCAACGAGTGGTACGGGTGGTTTGGACGCACTCTTGGCTGCGTTGGGGTTAGGACCGGGAGTTCCTCAGTCAGCTGGTTCTGCTACGGGAAGTGGAGGAACGGGAAGTGGTGGTGGTCGTCCGGGCGGTCGTGGTGGAGGTGGTCGAGGTATAAATTCGCCGCAGACTGCCCACGTAGATTCCACGTCCGCTGGTGTTGCGCCAAACACAAACGCGTCTGAGGTGTCTGAACAGTCGTGGCAGTCTATATACGCAACAAGAGGGCGTCAAGGGTTTGGTGGGTTTAATGGGGAGCCAGGATAACGCGTGGCAATTCAGATAAAAATTAACAACGGATCGGGGCTGATCGACTACACGAAGTATGTAGAAGACGGCACGCTCAAAGTTGAAGACTCTATCAACGTTCCGAATCTGTGCGACTGCACGATGGGGAACATTGATAACGCCTTTGTAGTTCCTGTACGTAACTCGTACATGACAGTTTTCAGTACGAAGGAAAGCCGTTTTCTGTTCACCGGATTTATAACTGCCGTTCCAGAAGTAACGCACTTGGGCAGCGCCGGTAATGTAGCGTCGACAGGGTTCCAGCGCCAGCGTTACAAAATTCAAGCCACGTCAGACGAATATCTTCTGAACATAAAGTCGCTGCCGTTCGTACCGTCGTTTGTGAATCAGACGATGGGGCAGATTCTTGCTGCGTTGGCGAACACCCTAGCGCCCGGGTTCTTCGACACGAGTAAAGTACAAGGTGGGGACTTAATTCCGTTTTTTCAGTATGACCCAACGCAGAAATGGTCTGATTTAGCCAAGACCTTTTGCGATGCTGCCAGGTTCTACTATCAGGTAGTCAACAAGCAGATTATTTTTGAGCAGTACACCGGTACGTCATTGGGCATTACGTACGATGAAACGAAGGGTCAAGGTACGTTCGACCCGTTCTCGTTGAAAACCAGCCTACTGACCGTACCACCAGTAAACGACGCCATCGTCATAGGCGACGTAGAACCGCAGAATATACACGACGATTTTTTAATAGGCGATGGTGTGACGTCGAATTTTCCGTTGCGCCACGCGATGTTCAGAGGTTCCAGTCAGTTGCTTTTGCAAGAAGATTGGACTGAAGTCGCCTTCTCGAATAGTTGGAACATATTTGATCCACAGTTTGCTTTTTCACTAGGTTCTGGTTCGTTAGTGTCGCAAATGTCTGCGTCGGGGGCTTTGGGAACGGAGTATATACAGAGTCAGTCTGGAGTAGAGCTGGGCGGTCACTTAGACCTGCAGCATGGCGAGTTCTTCTTTACGGGACTTTGTAATGGTCTTGTTGGTGGTGCGTATAGTTCCAGTCCACCGACGCAAGCCAATTGCGTTTTGGGCTTCCAGCTAAGTTCACCTGTAGTTGGTTCACAGCAGCTAACGCCTTTGGCAGCGGACACATTTTCTGTTCCAGACAATAATGATTTGACTGCTGTAGACTCGAATTGGGCCTACACATCAGGCGTTGGAGTATTGCCTGTGTCTGGTGGGCAGATAGGTAATCCGGGGTTTAGTAATTTTCCGGCTGTGTTCTGGAAAAATGTTTCTTGGCCAGCAGACCAGTATTGTCAAATAACAGTTGTAAGAGCCAATGATTCTGGCGCACTGGTTGGATGCGCTGTAAGAATAGATCCGGGTGGTGCAAGAAATTACTACCAGTTCGTCTTTGCAAAAGGCCACAGAATGTTGCAAAGAATCACCAATGGAACTAGTAGTATCGTAACGTTACAAAGCGACTTTGTCACTCCTACACTGGGCGACGTGTATACGTTAATCGCCCAAGGAACGCAAATATCTGTATTGGTGAACGGACGCGCCTTGTTCTCTGTTACAGACGCAACTTACTCGTCTGGGTTCGCGGGAATACCGGTAGGAAACGCTGCTGGCCACATAACGTTTGATTGCGCTTTTGACAATTGGGTTGGTGGTAGCGTATCAACAGCATCGGTGCAAGTAACGACAACGTTCTCGGGCGCTTCCGGAGTACAAATTGCACCGATTCTGAACGGTGCTGTGGTGCCGGGTAGTACTCCAGTCGTAACAAAAATAAACCACCATTACTTTTTGGAGACGTTCATCACCGCCAGGAGGTGGTCGAGGTACGACCAGATTTACAGAACGCTGGCGGGAACGCCGTTTGGCGACACGCAGTTGTCGACTCAAGCTGAGGTAACGTTTATCGTTTGGGACATAGATTTGTTGCATCCAGAAAGTCCTGTCCCAACGAAGTACTACACAACTGCCAGTTTGCCGTCTTTCGGTCTGTACGTTCCGTTGAACGCACAGCAACTGAATCTGACGTTGAATTACACTTTGTTGAATCAGCCACCGCAAGGATTGTTGACTGTCCAGTCTTTGTATGGTCCGACGGGTTTGAATCTGCCGATTAAGACGCCCGGTCCAGCAGAGCCGTACAGACTAGGTTCTGGGTTTGGCCAGCAGGTTGCTACCATTACCGCGTCACAAGGAACAGGATTTGGTGCAACGCCGGATGCACTGCAGTTTTACGCCGGGTCGTTGTCAAATTTGAACACGTGGGTAGGCGGAACAATTCCTGCAGCTGGAGCAAGAATTCGGTTGAGGTCTTGGGAAGCGGGTAAAGCTCTGGCCCGTGTACAGGACCCTGTTTCCATCGCAAAGGAAGCTGCGATTGTTGGAGACAATGGTCTCAGAACAGCAATTTTTGCCGATTTGAACCCATTGCCACGTACAAGTGATGAAGCCGCGCTTGCCGCAAGCGCCACAATTTTAGACCGTGAGTCACCGCAGTATGATGGTAGCTACACGGTGTACGACTACTTCCGCGACAAGACCCAAGATTTTCCGCGCTCGGGAAGAATTCTTTCTGTAAACGCGCCAAAGACACGGAGCATTTCAGGTGCCCAATTTCTTGTACGAAGTATCAATAGTTCTATAGAGTCGTTGCCAGACGAAATCATTGTCGCGACCATCGAATTTGGACAAGACTTGTTCGTAGAAAAGTTGCTGAAGCGTTTCTTGCCGAGTCCGACAAATATTTTGGGCCCGAAAGATTCTGCTATTGCGCCACAGTCCCAGACGCTGAACAATCTGGGTACGATGTTCACAAACGATTTGTTGGACGTGTCCGTATTGGCCATTTCCGGTAATCAGGTGTTCCTTGACTTGGGAGCGCTGCCGGCTACCGGCGTAGAGATTCGCAGAGTTGATAGTGGTTGGAATACAAGCTCAGCCGGTCTTACACTAAAAACCACAAACCGATTCGTTACTCTGCAACGAACGCAGTACGAGCAGATCTGGTACATACGACAAGTAAATGGCGCTGCTGTCTCCAGATTCTCACGTGTCATACGTGTAGTGTACCCGTTGATACCAGCGCCACCGTACGCTGTTGCCAACATAGCAACGCCTCTGCGCCCTGTAATAAGTGTAGGTCTGACAGGTGACTTGAGAAATCTGCGGTTCACGGAAATACGAGACTCGGACAATGCCACGCTTTTGTTCCAGAGTACTTTTGCATCGTATGCTGATTTGATTTTCACGTATGACAACAGCATTGCATTGAAACGAAGTTTCAATTGGTTTGTGTATTTTGCGAACTTACAGAACGAGTATTCGATCCCGTTCAATTTTAATTTCCAGATACCAGCGCCGGTTTGCTCGATGGTTGTCGACGAACAGTCGGTAGCGTTGGCCGTATCTGTAACGGGAATACAGGTAAACCGTGTTGACTTCGTTTGTTACAAAGATGCTGCTCTGACTGTGTTTGCCGCGTCAGGTTCTAGCGCTGTAAACTTTGCCGTGAGCGGTGTAAATGTTACTGGAACGGGAATAGCTGTAACGTTCCCGCTTACTGTTGATGATATGGTTGGGCAGCGGTACTTCATCGCACGTGCTACTGACCCATTGGGAACGGGAGTTTTTTCCGCTGCGTTTAGCCATATTTACACAGCGCAGGGTTTGGTTTCTTTTGACAACACGAGCAACGTTAGAAACATTGCTGTTCCACCGGCTCCGGGTACCGACCCGGTGGTTCCTGCTCCGTTGCAGCCGTATGCTGGGGACATAATAAACGAAGGTTGGAATCTGTACGTCAGAGGAATTAACAGGCAGTTTAGGTAGACGATGGCGCAGACGCAGACCAGTACGGCCGTAATTGCGAATATGCAGACGCAAGAACGGTTCTTTGACCACTTCGAGTTAGAAGTGTGGCCCGGTGGTCTTGCTACGCCGACGTTTCAACAAGTAGTGGAGGTAGACCAGCCGGGAGGGTCTTCACTTACTTATGCCTATGTTCTTCCAAATAACGTGCTCTTCGGAAGTCTTCTAGTCTACGCAGTTCGAGACAACGGAGGATTGCCAGCGACCGGAGTTACTGACTCGCGGGGAAACACTTGGGTTAAGCTTTACAATACTTTTTGGTACGCGCTGAATTGCGCCGCAGGTCCAACTACCGTAACGGTCACGTACGCATCGAATAATCACGAGCAGGGAATCATTGCAGAATATTCCAACGTCGCAAATCTTGCGCCGGATGCTTCGGCGAACATCGTTGGAGGGACGAGTAACACAGCGACTTCGGCTTCCATTACTCCTACGGTCAATGGCGATTTGATTCTGGCGTGGGCCTACAACGGCACGACCAATGGGCCGACCTATACAGCGGGAGCGGGGTTCACGCTGCGCAGTACAGGAACGCACAACGCCTGTCTTGAAGAACAGGTTCAGCTAACCGCAGCGGCGCTGACAGCGTCACTAACTATCAACAGTAGCGTCGCTTGGGATATCGGAATTGTGGCGTTCAAGGCGTCTGGAGCTCCGCAGACGAGTTTGGTTTTGGGCCCGTATCATATTCCGGGTCGATGGGTAGCTGCTTCGGGTGCTTGGATTCAGCAAGACCCGTTGTATGTCCGGGGTTTAACGACGGGAACGACGTACGCGTACCGTGCCAGAGTGCACATAAAGTCACAGGGGTTGCCGTCGCCTTGGACTCCATTTGTACAGTCAACTGCCGGTGACTTAACGCCGCCAAGTCAGTCGTACATCCCGTCAGATTCTGTAACAGGTTCTGGTGTGGTGATTCAGTCTAATCCGATTGCTCCGTCACCAGACACTGCTTACTATGAATTTTTTACGAACACGTCTGGTAGTTTGCCAAGTGCGGCGCAGCCGCCAAATCTTCCGAATTCCACTGACGGGTCCGTTCGTCTGTTGTTGGGAGATTTGGATACAGCTTCTGTTTGGATACGAGCAGTTGACACGTCTGGAAATCGTCAGACGTGGAATTTCTTGGGTGTGTTCAACAGTAATGGCGCACTGATAATTGCCGGTGGGCCGGGTGGCGCAGGTTCAAATCTTGTAGGTAATCCGAGTTTTGAAAGTGCCAGAGTTGCCTATCAAACGGGGTTGAGGCCAGCGTCGGGTCAGTACGTAGCCGATGGTTGGGTAGCTGCTTCTGGTTCAAACGCTCAGTTCAATCTAGAAGTAGAGGTGGCTGGACCGTTCCCGCGTACGGGCCAGAAAAACGGCCATATTCAGTTGGCGCAAAATAAAGCGATCGCCAGTGGCACAACTATTTCTGCCGATTTGATGTGGCCGGGTGATACGCCGAACCCGGGTCGGTCTAAGTTGTTTCCAGTCCGTGGTGGTGATTATTATTATTTTGGTGGGTGGGTGCGTTGGGATGCCGGGGTGACGTTGCCTGGTGGCGTAACAGGTCTCGCAAGGTTCCTTTTGAATTTCTATGACTCGAATGGTGCGTTTGTAAGCTCAGCCACTACGAATTCTGTAACGTCAGCAAGTGGTGGTCAGCAATTTTTGAATGGTACGGTGCGTGTTCCGATTACGGCTGCATTTGTGCAGTTTGATTGTAACGCGCAGATTACGACTACAGGAGCGTCGTTCAATACCGGTTCGTCTGGTATCTATATGGATGCCAGATTCGACGATGTGTTTATTTATAAAGCTACGAGAAGTGTGCATACTAGTTATCGTCCGTTGTCGAATCCGTTGACGGGCCACGATGCTGGTTCGAGCGTTACGGTAAATATCGCGTCATTTACTATGCGCGCTGGCAGCACAGACCTGTCTATAAGTTCTGGCGCGATAACCAGTTTGTCGTACAATACGTTGTATTATGTGTATTTCGATGACCCAGATTTTGTTGGTGGCGCTGAAGGATTTAACGCAACGACTGTGAAAGAGACTGCGTTGCAAGGGGAGTTTAGGTATTTTGTTGGGTCAATCCAAACGCCGCGAGCTACGGCTCCGGATACTGTTGGGAACAACGATGGTGGTTCGGGCACACAAAATGGAATGTTAAGTATTATCGGTTTTTCGACGAATCAAACTCAGTTGATTGGTAACGGAGCTATGGGTAATCCGGTCAGCGCATTCGATGCTGACCTTACTACTTTTGTTGCGCTTACAGCTAGTGGCGGGGGTGGGGTACCAAACCAATCTGTTTTATCGTTGATTGCGCAAACAGCAATTACGAGAAAGTACCAATCTGCAACGCTAAAAGTTCGATGGGGCGTACCAGTAAATAGTGGCTTTGTGGTTGCCAATCCAACTACAGTGAAGTTGTCGTATGGAATACTTGGTGTCACCGGAGCGCTTACTTCGATTGCCACACTTGCACAGAATGTAACGCAAGCCACGATAACGTCTTCTGTAGCTCTGTCTACTACACAAAATTTGAGCCAATTAGTTGTTAGTGGGCTTGTGTCTGTTACGTCAGCACAGTCCGTTGGGTCGGTCGAATTAGACATTTACGAAGCATGGGTTGAGGTTATTGAGTGAGGTGTTGCTATGCCTGTAAAAATAGTTTCGTCAGTTCATGGTCTTAACGTACTTGTCGCCCACAGTGTGCAAAAAAATGAAGAGCATCTGCACCGTATAGATATTGTGGGTTTGTGTGGAAGTTCTAGTCATACAAAGACGTGGACAATAGGAGCTGTGGACGGTGCACGCCCAGATCCGCCGACGAGTGAAGAGCTGCAAAATACTTTGGACGAGTTTCGTCAAGAAGTAGCGGACCACGCCGCTTGGAAAGAACGTGTTGGGAGAAACGTAGCAAATCTAAAGTAAAGGACTTGACATGAAACTTGGGATTTCATATAATAATCGTGTGGGGTAGGCTGCATGGAAACACCCACGAAGCCACCGGAAACAGGTGGCTTTAATTTTGTCTGAAAAAGGAGAAAGTCGATGAAACTGATTGTGTTAGCTGCTTTGCTGCTTTTGGTTGGTGGCATTATACAAGCCGATGAGTTGCCTGTAATGCCAGCGGCAAAGTCAGAAGTGGTAATGCCGAAACCAGCAGCTGAGAAGCACAATACGTTGGGTAGACTGCTTACATTGGGTGACGCGACTTTTGCGTTGTGGGATGTGCGACAGACTCAAGTGCACCAAGCCTCTCCGGGTTTTTATGAGCAGAACCCAATCGCGCGCCCGCTCGTGCACCATCCTGTAGCAAATTATGCACTTGCGGGTGTAGAAGTCGTCGTGCTCAAAAAGGTTGGTGACAATTGGCGTGGAAAGTCTGATTGGCGTCACAAGATATGGTGGCTTCCACAGACCGTAGGAATTGCCGGTCATGTCATTGGTATAGCCACAAGTACAGGTTGGGGGAACCAAACAACTACGAAAAATGTTCTTCGCAACGAAGCCCACAAGCACTAAACTTTGTATAATAACTGTGAAGCGGCCACGGGAAGAAGCCGCTAGAAAAGGAAGTCGCCGTGGCGGAAATGGTGAAAGTAGTTCTAGGGAATAGAACTGCCAAGCTAGTACGTCCGTACCCGTACGAAGTTTTTTCCGAGCATTTGAAGTTCAGAGTCGATGGCGCCGACTACATGCCCAAAGTGAAGTCGGGTGAGTGGGACGGTTACATCAAGATGTTGAAATTTGACTCTATGGGTGCTGGATTGTTTCTGGCCATGCGTGAGAAGTTGGCAAAAGCTGCAGAGTGCCAATTTGTCGTGCAAGACATCCGCCGTCAGCCAGAAATGAAACATTCGGGTGTCGTGTCCGACCGGACGTACCAGACCGAGTGTGTCGAGAAAATGGTCCAAGCCAAGACTGGTGGACTCATTCTCAACGCTACAGGTACGGGAAAAACGTACATAGCGGGAATGTATTTCAGCCGTCTGGTCAAAACCGGAGTGTTCCTCGTTGACGAACTAACGCTTTTGAAGCAAGCACAGATTGAGTTGTCAAGAGTGATGGGTGAAGATGTCGGGCAGGTTGGTAAAGGAGTCTTCGACCCTAAGCGAATAACCGTAGCGACTGTCCAAACGATGCATCTGCATAAAAAAGACCCGCGGTTTCTCCCGTGGGCCAGAAATCTGGAATCTATCATCATAGACGAGGTTCATCTGGCCATGAACCGTCGTAACTTTGAAACGGTGTCGTCCATTCGCCCGCCAGTCGTATTTGGCCTAACGGCCACACTTGAGTTGAGAAAAGCTCGTGTCGCGTTGCAATCCTATAATTTGTGCGGCCCGGTACTTTTTGATTACCCGCTTGAGCGGGGAGTTCAGGAAGGGTACCTGTCTCCGGGAATGGCGGTGTTTGTCGACTTTGAAAACGACTTTGAAAAGCAGGGAGGTCGCTGGCGGTTTTTTAACAAAGGAGCGTCAGCGAAAGAGTACACAACCGCCATTGCCGAAAATCAGCAGCGCAACGCCTTGATTTGTAGCTTGATTCGAGAAGCCGTTAGGAGAGAGAAGTTCGTTATCGTATTGGTCGAGCGAATCAAGCACATTCAGCTGCTACACGACGCGTTGATGGACGTTCCGCACCGCGTCGTGTGCGGCTTGAAAAAGGTCGAAGACCGACTAAACTCCCGCAAGTTGTTTGAAGAGGGAAAGATTAAGCTGATAATTGCCAATCGTGTTTTCAAAAAAGGGATAGACATAAAGAAAGTCAACGTCATTCTGGACGCAGCGGCCATGCGAAACAAGAACGATGCAGTCCAAAAATATGGCCGGGGAATCAGAATGTGCGAAGGCAAAGCCGGTCTAATTTACATCGACATTTACGACAAGACTCCTGCCGGAGCCAAGCAGCGCCACCGATTCGAAACGTCTGCCGAAAGCAGGAGAGCGGCTCTGAAGAGCCGGGGTATCGTCAGTGGACGAGCCAACGCCGGTATGGACCCACAGAGAATCTTTGACCGGGCCGAGCTTGAGCTGAAGAAGCTAATTGATGCCCTGCCCAAGAAGGAGAACGCCGCATGAGCTGCCAGAACGTACCGAGTAGCAATGTTATCCTTCTGCTGTGGATGTCTTTTTGGCTTTGTGCTGGTTACTTTACAGGTCTTAGAGATGGGCGACGAGGCAAATGAGCCGTAAAACCAGAAAAACCAAAAAACTAAGCGAAGCTGGTCAGCGAGCCGTACCCAGAAGCCTTAATTAGTAACTGAACTTAGCAGAAGGACTATTGCCTATATGCCCAATGACAGTGAAGAAAGAATATTAAGGCAGCGGGTCTTCGAGGTGCAGGGGCTAGTCGATAAAGCCCTGCAGAAGCACTTCGGCTGTCGTCTGTGGAAGCTAAAAAAGCCTGTTGACCAGTTGCGCCTTGTGGTGTTCCAGTTGTGGGCCGAGAAATACCATACTTCTGTAGATGAGGTCGTCGAGATAGTGGTAACGTATTTCAGACGACTGATGTCCAAGAAGTTGCGTCATGCGCCGATTTTCGGCGCAACGATAGCCACAGTGACGGGCCAGCACGCCGAGAAAATCCTGCAAGACACTTTGCTCAAGAGGAACTCAGACCGGGAACGAGACTGGTTGCAAAGCGAGCGAGATCGCCAGCTGCGACTGCTGGTTGCCAAGCCCGTCGACCAGCTACACGCCTCAGCAGAAAATTCTTTCCTGAAAAATTACAGCAAGACTGTAAAACAGGGACAGGTCCAGTCGAAATCAAAAGAGCTTCTGACCCGGAGACGGTTCAGGGGAACGCCGTGGTAAAGTTTTCCAAGTCGAAAGTGAGTGCCGTAGCAGATGAGAGACCCGAGTTGCGAGAGTTGTGCCGGCAAGATTGTGCGATTCGACAAAGTAGTGAGTACCGCAACAGACGAAAGATTCGTGCCTTGGGTGTCGTACCGTACTCAATGAAAGGTTCGTGGCTGCGGAGTGTACCGTGATTCTTGAAAGATTTGGCTAGTTAGCGCGTACCGTGGAAATGGAAAGATTCGCCCTAGAAAGTGAGTGCCGTGACAGCTGAGAAATTCATTACTTGGGTGTCGTACCGTAATAAATGAAAGGTTCGAACAATTTGTGGGTACCGGAGTAGGAGGAAAGATTCGTTGAAGACAAGTGTACCGAAAGCGAGGAAAGATTCGGCGCCAAAGAGAGTACCGAGGTTGCTGAAAGATTCAGCACCGGGGAGTGTACCAAGTCTAGTGAAAGATTCGAATTGAACGCGCGTACCGTGGCAGATGAAAGATTTGTATGCAATGTGGGTACCGAGAAGTGTGAAAGAACCGTCGGCCGTGAGTGTATCGAGTTGTCGGAGTGATTCGGTAGTGGGGAGTTGTTCCGCAAAATGGAGAAAGATTCGTACCCACAGAGTGTTCCGACACCAGGCGAAAGATTCATGCAGATGGGGAGTATCGTCACAGGCGAAAGATTCGACACCCCTGAGAGTTCCACATGCGGCGAAAGATTCGCTACTGAAGTGAGTACCGGATGTAGTGAAAGATTTGCTACCTACGATAGTACCGAGAGTCAGGAAAGATTTGTGAAATGAGAGTTGTACCGACGGGGTTGGAAAGAGTCGCAACGAGCAGTGAGTGCCACAGTTCCAGAACGAACCGCCGGTCTGGAGAGTATCGATCCACCGTAGTGAGTCGTCGAAGTAGGTGGGTATCGTCAATCAAGAATGAATCGTTGCATCTGTGGGTTCCGGAAAGGTTGGAATGATTCGTGAGAGTACGCGTTGTGTCGTGGGAATACGAAAGAATCGTAATTGGTAAGAGTGCCGAGGAATACGAAAATGGCTATTCTGAGAAAGCAGATTCAAGAAGCAACGCAAGCAGTAGAGACGCTTGCTACCAGTCAGGTCGGTTCACCCAGCCAAAAGAAAGAAGCTTTGAGTGAATTGCAAGACCTGATTGAGAACTACATGGAAGAGCTTGCCAAGCAAGCAGGAGACTGAACATGAGAAAGATAGTTGGTACGATTTGTTTGGTAGCGGTATGGGTTGTCGCGTTTTGGCTTTTGTCATTGAAGCACTCCAAGGTTCAGGCTATGGAGTACCAAGAGGTCAAGCCGTACAAATTTGCAGAGGTGCCTGGTTTCGGCGCAGAGATTTACAAAGGAGTGCACGAAGGTTGTGAGTATTACGTAGCCGAATCAACATATCGTGGTGTTTCCATCGCTCTAGGTCGTGGCTGTAAGTAAAAACGCATTGTGCTTTTGAGGGGAGCCCAGCCACGTGGCAGGAGAATATTTTGAGGACCCAAATTTTCAAGACGAGTTGGTCAGGTTCCTTGTACACGACCGGAACTTTTTGCGCGATTACTCGGCGATGCTTGACCCAGACGACTTTCTGCCGAAAGATAAAATTGAGAAAAAAGAACGCTACTACGTAGCCAAGACCGCGTTAGAGTTCTGGCGGTTGTACAGAGAGCCAGTACAAAAGCTACTGCGGTCCGAAATGCTGCACATGGCCGAGGTTGAAAAGCTTGGAGTAGACCAGCTGGGTCGCCTGAACCTTTACGTGGGCCGGATGCTCAACAGTAGCGCGCTCAAGGCCGGTACTGTACTGGGTCAGAAAATCCTACAGTACAAAAAAGAGCGAGCCAAGGCTGCTGCCATTTCCCAGATGTTCGAGTTGTCGTCGAAAGGATTACTGACCGATGAAGCCTGGATAAAGATGTGCCAAGACGGCCTGTCTCTGTACAAGTCCAAGTTCAGGATGACCGATTACTGGCAAGAACTAGACGCGCGTATCGCGCGTAGAGCAATTCAGAACCAGCGGCAGAGATTCCCATATTTGCTGATAGAGCCGTTCGACCAGATGGTTCATGCCATAGGTAGGGGCCACATAGGGCTGGCCATGGCCCCTTGGAAACGGGGTAAGAGTCTTTTTCTACAGTGGGTCGCTTTTGCCTACGTCATACAAGGATTGCGGGTAGCGTACTGGACTCTGGAAGACCCTATGGATGACGTAGAGGACCGGTTCGACGCGTGCGTCACTTGTCTTCCGGTCAAAGAGTTACACGAGAGTGAAGAAAAAGTCAGGCGGCGTTTCGCTTGGGTCAGAAAGTCCATCCGGTCGAAACTGAAAATCTACGACGGAACTGACGGCAAAGTTCCCATTCGAAAAATCGAAGACGTTCACGAGCGAGAAGCCAACGCCGGGTTCCATTCTGACGTAACGATAGTCGATTACGACGACGAGGTCAAACCGCCCGACAGTAAAAAAGAAAAACACGAGCAGCAAGCCGACATCTATTCTGAGTACAGAGCGTATCTGGGCCGGACTCAGCAGTTCGGTTGGATAGCTAGCCAGACGGGGCGTGACACCCAGAACCTAAAAATAATCGCCGGGTCCAAAATTGCCGACGCCATCGGTAAGGTACGGAAAGCGCACATGGTGCTGGGTTTGGGCGTGGGGGACTGGGGAGAAGAATCTATCTACATGTACGTTGACGCCCATAGGTCGGATGCATCACGGCGGGGTTGTAACATCATGACCAACAAGAACCAGATGGCCTTTTACGATAGAGATGCGACTATGGCCAAGTTGCTGAAAATGGACACGTCTCAGGAGGATGTATGAAGGTTGTAGTTACTATTGACCATGCTCTAATCGTCGACATGATTCATGCTCATTTGGTTTCCAAACTCGGCGAAGACGCAACGCCGTCCAAAGAAAATATAAAAGTCCTGGTCAGGTCGAAACAAAACTACCGTGACAAAAGCTGGGAACAAGGGGAGTTGCAAGTGACTTATGAAGGTGACGTATGAGCCAAATTTTAGATTTGCCGACGCGAATGACTAAAGAAGAGTGGTGTAGACTTGTGGAGGTTGGCGCGTTTCAAGATTTGTCTGCCGAGTTGCCCGATAGTTTCTTGCTCTATGGACAATGGATGCGCGCCAAGATTGGGTTCAAAGGAAAGGTCTACATGGCGTCGGGTTGGAACTTTGGTGGGAAGCCGGTTGTTGAATTGGTGGAGGTTCTGTAATGGACGGTTTCTACCAGCTAGACATCGACACGAAGTGGACCATTATTTTGCTTAAGAATTCAAACGGAGGTGCCACGTCCTTTCTTGTGGAGGACTACGTGCACGCACGGTATTCAGGTTGCACTCACGTTACCATTGGTGTCGGTGCCGCGCGTTTTACGGACAAAGATGGTAAGGCGCATGTCGTGGTGAACTTGGGCCTTGAAGCCATCGAGGAGAAAACGAAGTGATTCGAGGAGAACGGAGAACCAAGCCAAGAGCCAGGAAGGACCGTCGTCAGCGGGTTCGAACGCCGGGGACCTTGAAAAAGGTCGAAGACACGACGTACGCCGCTCTGAGAAAGCTTGAGGAGAAAAAGAAATAATGGATATTCCGGCAGCTTACGACACCGCTGAGAAGGTTTGTAAAGAGTGGCTTGTAACGACGGATGGCTCTGTAGATGCGGGTATGCGGAGAATAGGTACTGAAAGATTCGAGAAGTGGGTTCTGGAAGTAGAAGCCGTGTTGGAAAAGAACAATCCGAGAGAGTGATGAATCTGCTTGACGCATTGAACCAGGTCGGCGTACCGTGGAAGCCACACAGGTCCCGTTTTGACGATGGAGAGGTTTACATATGCTGTCCGTTTTGTACAGAGCGTCACGAGTCTCCTGACACAAGATTCCGGTTGTCTGTAAACTACAAGACCAGTATGGGTCATTGCTACAATTGCGGGTGGGCTTCCAAAGATGCCCTGCGGTCGTTGAGTTACATGCTGCGAATAGGAGAGCTGGCTCCGGCTGAAAATCCGGGCGTGTCGCAGCGGCGCCCAGAAAAAGTAGAATTGCCAGAGGAGTATATCGAGCTTGCCGACGTACAAGACGCCAACGATCCGTTGTGGTTCATGAAAGAATATCTGCTCAAGAGGGGTGTGACTCAGAAGCAGATTGAAAAGAAAAAGATTGGTTGCTGCATTGGAGGTCGCTACGCATACTCAATAATCCTGCCGGTCTACTACGGCGAGACCGGGTTGTGCGGTTGGATATCGAGGGATGTGACGGGAAAGAGGTCGGGTAAAGATGGAAAACCGTTGCGGTACTTGAACTCGGAGGGTACAAAAGTCGCTTACAACGTTCCGTATCCTTTGCCGAAAAACTGCACGGTAGTAATAACAGAAGGAGCGTTCAAAGCACTGGCTGTAGAACGGTGTCTGAATCCAAAGAGTAGTTGGGTTTCTGTATCGGTACAAGGAAACACCGTCAGTGATTTGCAGGTGAACCAGTTCGCAGGTGCCAAAGAGCTGGTGTTTTTTCCGGACCCGGGTAGAGAAGGACGAGTGCAGTTCATAAACGCTGCTGAAAGTAATCAACCGCTGTTCGAGCGCGTAACGATTGCATATCCTCTGCCGTCGTACCAGGCCGACGAGCTGTCTAAAGAAAAGGTAATTGACCATCTACGACAGAGAAAGACGTACTCTCATGGGTTGGGCATGCAGTTGAAAAGCAAGGAGATTCTAGGAGGTGGACAGTGACTCAGGTCGAACTAGAGAAGATCATAGAGCATGCTAATGTTGCAGGAGAAGAGAAAGCGTTGTGGGTTATCGCTTTACAGACTACTAGAATCGCTGATAGTCTAGACGAGTTGAAAAAGCAGTACGAAGAGAAGTCGGTTTTTGAGCGTGTATTCGGAACTAAAATATGACTAGAGCTATCCGTTGCCTGTTAACTGCTTTGTTGCTTATAGTTGTTTGGCGCCATTCCCATTGGTCCGTTGCACTTACGCTAACGGGTTTGTGCATTGCGAACGAATTGAACGCTTGGTTGCTGGACGAAGTTGCTGGACGAACACGATGAACAAAGTCGTCCTAGTTGACGGAAAAAACTTCGGTTACATACAAACGTACGCTCACAAGACGCTGCATTCGTCGACGGGTTTTCCGACGGGTATGCTACATGGCGGTTTGGTGTCTCTGAAGAAAATGGTTGAGAGAACATTTCCGGGAGCGGCCATCGTATTTTGTTGGGATGGAAAAGGTAAGACATGGCGTAACGACGTTCCGCCTCATTTGTACAAAGCTAATCGAGGCGGCGACGGTAGCGGCGAGCTAAAGCCAGAAGTTAAAGACGCGTTCACGCAGTTCCCCAAGTTCGGTTTGCTGCTACACGGAATCCTCAAGTTCAAATATCTGAAGTACGACCATTTGGAGGCCGATGACCTAATCGGTCTGTGCACAACTGTCTTGCGCCCAAATTTTGAAGTTGTAATAGTCAGCTCAGACCAAGATTTTTATCAGCTTGTTGATCCAGGTGTGTCGGTGTACTCGCCGAGAAAAGATAAGTTGTATACGCCCAAAGATGTCTATGATGAGTTCGGTGTAAAGCCGTCCAGGTGGGATTGGTTCAGAGCGTTGATGGGGGATTCGTCTGACAACTTGCCGGGAGCACCGGGGCTGGGACCGAAAAAAGGAAAAGCTGCTCTGGACGCGGGGCTGAATCCTGCCATAGCGTTCGAGTTGAACAGAAGAGACGTTCAAGCTGCCTACGAAAAGTACAGAGAGCATTGGCCTATAATTCAGTACTGTTTGAAAATGAGTACTATTGCGAGAAAGGTAGGTGACCTAGCTGGTTGTTTACACCCAGACGTGCTCGACACAATCCAAAAAGATTTGATTCAGTTACTAAAATTTCCGTATCGTGGTGCGTATACGAAAACGGAGTACAAACAGTTGGTTGCGTTCATGGGTGAGTTCGAGTTACAGGACGCAATGAGAGATCGGAATTTTTGGTGGTCAGTCAAGTAATCAACAGCATCAAAATGTAGCATTGACATGTCAAGGGGGTTACTTAGAATCAGCTCGGGTTTCAGAACTCCAAACAAAAAACTGAGGGGAAAATAGAATGCGAACCAGCCCATGCGCCAGTGTAGCTACGCGTTTTAGGCAGGAAGCCATAGTCAAGAATTTTACACCGATGGTAGCCAAGTTGGTGTGGCGGTACTGGCCATCGTTACCGATGGCCATCAAAGTCTGGTTGGACATAGACGACCTAGTGATGGAAACTTTGTCACACGTCGTCATGATTTCATTGCCGTTGTATCGGGGTAGCATGGCGTCCATGTCGACGTTCGTGTACATGAACGCCGAGAAGTATATGCTCAACACAGTAAAAAAGTACGGGTGTATGAAACGCAATGCTCCTGTTATAAGCATCGAGCCAGCCGACCTACCAATGATTGAGCCGATGTCCTTGTCAAACTTGTACGAGACCAGAATGGGTATAGAGAAGGTCTACAAGTTAGCCAGCCCGTTGCTCAGGCACCAGATGCGCTTGTGGTTCACACCGCCAAAGCCAATAGTCAGAAAGGACAGTCAGTTTGAGCGGTCCAGAAAAGAGTTCCTGCGTCTTTCCAGCGCCTGCCGGTTGTCCCGCCAAGATTGTCGTTTGTTGCTAGATACGGGCTACTACTTCTTGTAGAATAAGACTAGGAGGACGTTATGGACTTTCCAAAACAGTTGTACGTTGGCATGGAGGACCGGTTGGTCAGTCCGATGCCAAACCAAGTAGTTTTGACCGCTCAGACTGACTTGACCGAAATGGCTTTGAACCAAAGCGAAAAAACGTTTCGCTACGGTGTGTACCGTCTGGTTGAAGAAAAGGTAGGGACCGTCAAGGTTGAGAGTAAGTAAATGTTCTTCGGCGTCGTGAGAGAAAAAGAGGTATTGCCGTGCAAACTATGCGCGAAGAGATTCTCGGTGGAGGATGTTGCGAAGGCTCGTTACTTCGCT